TAAAAAACACTATTTATGCAGCATATTGTAGAAAATCGAATCATACCATAAACATATTTAAATATAATCTATTAAATAACTTTAATGGGGAAAAAATCCAAGTCCAATAAACCCAAATTTCCTTTTGTCTCGCTAGTAACACCTACCTTTAATCGTCGACCTTTTATTCAAGCCATGTTTGACTGTTACAAACATCAAACCTATCCCAAAGAGCGCATGGAATGGATCATCATAGACGATGGTACAGATAAAATCAAGGATTTAGTGGAAAAATCAGGTATAAAAGAAATCAAGTATTTTGCCTTGCAAGAAAAAATAACTTTAGGCAAAAAAAGAAATATGTTACACGACAAATCCAAAGGAGATATTATCGTATACATGGATGATGACGACTATTACCCCCCTACTCGCGTAGAGCATGCCGTAACCATGCTAAAAAAATCCCCAAAAACGTTAATTGCTGGTAGTAGTAAATTGTTTATTTACTTTAAACACATTGAGCAGATGTATTATTTTGGACCATATAAACCAACCCATGCCACCGCGGCAACATTTGCTTTTAAGCGAGAGTTATTAAACATCACTAGATTTAATGAAAACGCCTCCTTAGCCGAAGAAAAGGAGTTTTTAAAAGGGTATACCATTCCCATGGTTCAATTAGATCCACAACAAGTCATTTTAGTGTTTTCTCACTCCCACAATACCTTTAATAAAAAAGAACTCTTAAATCAATCCCCTAATCCATATTGTACCAAATCGGATCTACTGGTCGATGATTTCATCAAAGAACCGGCTTTAAAATCATTTTATGTCAATGAGATTGAACCCCTGCTAGTGGATTATGATGCCGGTAAACCAGAAATGAAACCGGATGTTATACAACAAACCAAAGAAATGCGAGAAAAACGCCAACAACTACAACAACATAGGGACAATCAACCAACCGGAATTAAAGTAACCCTAGGAAATGGTACCACAAAAGATCTTACTAAATCCGAGGTAGTAAATATGATTCAAATGCATAAAGCAGAAATAAAACGATTAAATGCGATAATAGATGAATTAAAAAAAAAAAATTCAATACAAAATGACTCAGCGTCTTAAAGACAATAATATAACCTTAGACGAAAACGAAGATAATTTCCATGAAGACATGTATTTTCATCTCTATCCGGATGTTGTGACAGAATTCGATTGTTCTCATGGTTGGGTTCATTACACAGAACATGGTATACAAGAAAAACGGATATTTCCTCCTAAATCATTGATACACAAATTTGATAAAATAAGATATTGCAATGTATATCCAGATGTACTCACCAATTATACTCTAGATACGGCTTGGTTGCATTTCATAAATGAGGGTTTAAATGAAAACCGTTATTTATATATTATAGGAAATACACATTCTTTAATGTCTTCCAAGATAAAGTATATCGAAGCAAATGAATCCCAAATACACTTTGATACGAAAAAAGAAGAAAAAATAACAATACTAATTAGAACCTGTTATAGACCATTGTTGTTTAAACGATGTATAGAAAGTATACTACAACAAAGATATACCAATGTACATATTATAATATGTTATGATACATTACGAGCAATAGACTACCTATCTCCCTATATAAACAAAGTAAAAAACTGCAAGTGTTTTTACTGTTCCGTTACTAGTACGAAAAAGTATAAATTTAACTTATACTGCAATCTATTACTAAAGAAAGTAAAAACTGGGTATTGTATATATTTAGATGATGACAATGAATTTACCCACGCAAATTGTTTAAACATCATCAATCATTATTTACAACACAATAAAATATGCGTTTGGAAGTATTTACGTGCAGACAAAGTGATTTATCCGTCTTGCATGAATAATATTACTATAGGTGAAATAGATTCTTCCTCCTTTTGTTTTCCTAGTAAATATAAAATATATAGTAAATGGCCTGATACCCAATACGGTGATTATTATTTTATAACAACTTTATTAAAAAACTTAACGACAGTTCATACTACAACAAATAAAGATGAAATTATCTACATACCTTATATATTAACGAAATGTATACAAGATAATATCGGTAATTTTGGTAATCCAGTTATAACGTCTCTATAGTAACAGGATACACATATACCATATACCTAGAAAGGCGATTAATATCTAATTTAGTGATGTTAGTATTATCTAATTCCAATAAAATACTATCTTCATCCGCGCTGTGGCTTTGTAATAAGGTGTAAATATAGCAACATAAATCTTTTTTATCTAACATAATACTTTGTGTTAAGGATTGTATAAATAGTTTATTATTATACTCTGTGGAATATTTTGTCAATATTTTGGTGAATCGTATTTCTTTTAACTTCATTTTATAGTCCTTAAGTAAGTATACTGTATATATATTTTTCAATAAAGAGCTCATTTCATTAAACTGCCATATTTGGCGTTGAAATGTAATTCGATCTACATAATCAGCAAAACAAATGTTTTCTAAAATCTTTAAATATATGGGCATGGTTTTTAGGATAGGATATTTTTCCAATATATCTATACTATTTTCGTGTAACAATAATGCTATAATGGTACGATCGGTTTCATTTATACTAGAATGACTACTAATCGTAGGTGTATTCGCAAGTAGTGATTGAGTCATTATTTTGGTATCCGAATTAACATTATTATAAATAGTCATATCATTATCAATTATAGTATTGATATACGTAGGATTTTTATAATACATTTTAATGTACATACTTAATTGGTTTAAATTCACTATTTTGTCCAATACTTTTGATATGGTACTAGCGGATAAATCAGGTAGCAATTTCTTGACTAGGTTATTTAATTGGTCTTTAGTAGGCGTTGACATAATCATGGACAAACAAATCTTTTTTAATTCATTCATTTTTTTATCATTTTGATAATTACCTACACATATGATTGGACTAGACGATATTTCTTCGGTTCGTTGCTTTTTTGTTTTTTTACTACGAATCATTTTTAATAATAAATTTATACCCCCTTTATCTCCCTGATTCATGGATTCTATTTCATCCATCACTATTACGATACGCTTTCTTTTGGAATGAAATAAACTTAGGACGTTGTTGTTCGCCATATTATGTTTCGTAATATTTTTAATTACATTTTTGTTTCTTACATAACCCGCATCATAATAGATAACATCGTAGTCGTTTAATATAGATTTTATAAACTGAGTTTTACCTATCCCAGAATCCCCGTATAAATACAGTCCACGATATTGAGTAAGATCTTCAGTATGATTATAAAAGTTTTCCACAAACTGTATTATGTTATTTTTCAATTGATTTCGCTCTAATATATTATTCAATATGCTTATATTCATATCTAATAATATTGTATACTATGTTTTTATATCCACATATACTCATTAGTTAGTTTTTCGAAAAGTATATTTTTACATTTTGTGGACTGTTGTTCAATAGTACGATATTTTAAAAAATCTGCAAAATGCTTATACCTTTTACCTTGATAACGATATCCAACCAATTTTTTAAAATGCTCGTAATACATGGTAAATAATCGGTTAAATACAAAATCGTGATCCTTACGTATTACATTTAATACTAATCGTCGCAATAATCCTATATCCGGTACATCATAATACAAATTAAAATAAGTTTTGGATAACATGATTGTCTCCTCTTTTACCATATAGTCTTTTACTATGTTTTTTGCATCTTCCGGTAAGTGTATCCATATCATAAGTATAGTATACTACTATATTTTTACTTTAGATGTATTTAACAAGTATCTTTTAATGTATCACTATTGGTAATACCATCCCACGTAACATGGCATTGTTTTGCCCAGTTATAATTATAACAACCACTACCTTCTCCTGAAGCTGGTGTCAACGTATTACATTTACCTGTACCTTTACCTATGTTATTTATATTTTTACATTTGGTACCATCTTTTGATAAACTCCAATAATCAGGACAACTACCACTATAAGGGGGCCATTTTTCATCACGCGCACTCATGACTAACATAACCGCCACGGTAGTTAGTCCTAATATTAATATAACTAAAGCAACTATTACAGCTGTTTTTTGAAAATTACCGAGCATTATATATATCAAGTGATATTTTTTTTCTACATATAGTAATATGAATACAAATGAAATACATTACAATGGCAGAGTGAATCTTTTATCAAATGTACCTGATCAAAATGCCTTTTTAATGTGTGATAAAATTCCAGTAAAACATCCAGTTGGTTATGCTGACGCCTTAAAAGGTAATATTGAATCTACGCCTCTTTCTATAGCATTTTTTTCTCAAAAAAATATAAATACACTTCAACACGCTATTCAACAAGAAGTATTTAAACTGTCCAATCATAAATATATGATTGATAAACAAAATGAAGATGTATTGAAAATTATCATGAGAAGTATTTATTTACAAAATGCTGCTCTACTTCCCACTCAAATTCAAGAGCAAGTAAACCAACTTAATTCTATTATTGTAGAGTATTGTGCACCAAATATATATACGGAAGTCCAATGTTATATGCAATATCGCCGTGATGTAAGTACTCTTGCTGTGCCTTTAGAACGCCCTAAACATAGTTGCTATAAATATAATACTTTAGAACTAAATAAATGGTTCTAACTCATCTAAATCCTTTATCCATAACGAACAAGCTTGCATGGCAAGTAACCCATCATATTCTTGTGTCAACTCTAACTGGTTTGCTTTTAAAGATTCTACGTTTTCACTAGACACACTGTCCATGGGCATTTTTGTTAAATAATGATAACTTTCCTTATCTTTATCTAATCCATGTTCCTTGAGCATGATAGCTATCGCCTCTTTAGACTTACCTCTTAAATCTATCGTATTAGCCAACAACCCATTGATATAATTTACTTTGTTTGTAATAAGCTTTAACAAACTGTTAATGGTGTTTAAACGATATTGGCGACGCTTTTCATATAAGACCACTCTTTCCTCATAAAATTCATCCAATATTTCTTTTACGGTATGAAACTTCTTTAATTGCTCCTTATGAGTAAACACGTGCATATTATGAGTCGTTTTTGTGATTGTCATCTTTAACAACTTGTTTACATCTACCGTATTATTATCCAGTACCCCTTTAGCAAACTTGATCAATATATTTACTTCTTTATCCGTACTATTATCCTCATAGTCACGAATCACTAGTTTTTTCTTACTTTCTATAATAGATTCTAAATATGCCTTATAATCATCGGTCCACACTCCCACAGGCAACTCTGTTACCAATACATCAGTCGCATTGATCACCTGATATACACCTTCTATTTTATATTTACCGGGCTGATCTTCTACTTTACTAATAGTGCCTTTAAAACCATTATAGTAAGGCATCAAATTGCCATCTGGATCTTTTTGCTGCAATTTCCCACGCAAATAAGCAACTAGGTCCCGTGGATTATACGACATTATTTCTGTACTAAACCCCGTACCTATTCCCTTTGCACCATTCACCAATAGCATCGGCAATACCGGGGCATAATGCGAAGGTTCTACCATAAATCCGTCGTCATCCTGATACTCTAGTATGGCATCATCCACCGGTTGAAACAATTTTCGAGCAATGGGACTCAAGGCAGTAAAGATATACCTTTCTGAAGCATGATCTTTCCCACCCTGCAATCTAGTGCCAAATTGACCCTTTGGTGCCAACAAGTTGATATTATTACTACCTACATAATTCTGCGCCATACCAATAATCGTAGCATTTAAACTGGCTTCACCATGATGATAGGCCGAATGTTCTGAGACATAACCGCTAAACTGTGCTACTTTAATTTCTTTATGAATCGGTTTTTTAAAGGCAGCGTAAAGTGTTTTTCGCTGACTGATTTTCATACCATCCATCAATTTTGGTATAGAACGATCGTTATCGTATTTAGAGAAATGAATCATTTCACGATCTACAAAATCTTGGAAAGTCACGGATTGTTGATTGGTATCCAAATACTCGCCTTGTGCATAGTGACCCAACCAACTTTTACGATCATCGGCGCGCTTTTTGTTAAATACTTTATCAATACTATTTTCGCTATCCTCGTCCCAAGAAAAGTAAACCACCTTTTTTTCTTGAAAGTATTCTTTAAACTCTTTACTAGTACTCGTACCTAAACCCTTATAATATTTAATGGTCCAACCTTTTTCATCGCCCTGCTTCCATTGCGCATACTCACCATCATTGTAAAACAAAAGTGTTTTCCCCCCTTTCGTTGCTTTAATAATCGGGGTATTCATAAAACCTATAAACCCTTCTATCTTCAATAAACTCTTCCACAACGTATCAAACATATTGATACCTAAACCTTTAATGTGACTACCATCCAAATCCTGATCCGTCATAAACAACACCTTGCTGTATCGCAATACACTAGACAACTCGTCGGTTGTATACTCTTTACCGCTTTCCAATCCTAAAATTTGTTTTATTTCCGTAATTTCCTTGTTTTCTCCTATCTTTTTCGTCGTTTCATCTCTTACATTCAACAACTTACCACGCATTGGATATACCCCATATAGGTTACGATCCTGTTTGGATAATCCAGATACGACACCGGCTTTGGCTGAATCTCCCTCACATAAGATAAGTGTACATTGATTTGATTTGCTAGTACCAGCGTAATTTGCATCAATTAGTTTAGGAATACCTCGTATGGATCGCGTTTTCGTACCGTCTGTTTTTTTATTAGACTTGGTGTCTTTTAGTTCGGTTAAGGATATCGCCATATCCATCAAACCTAATTGGGCTACTTTTTCTACAAACTTATCTGAGATATCGCAAGTGGACCCAAACTTAGCAACCGGAGTATTCATATAATCCTTGGTTTGACTATCAAAGGAAGGGTTTTCTACCACCGCATTCACGAAAATCATAATTTGTTCTTTGATCGTAGATGCTTTTACTTCAACCTTTTTCTTTTTCTTGATATACAATACCAACTTTTTTACTAACTGATTCATCAAATACTCTACATGACGCCCCCCTTTTGTCGTATAAATACCATTGACAAACGACACCTGCGTAAATTCTTCCAATGGTGACAAACAAACACAATATTCCCATCGGTCACCCATCTGTTCATATACTCGAGATTTTTCGCTTTTGCTACCAATGTACATGCTAACATACTGCGGAAAATCTTTGATTTGTACTAAAGTATCATTCATTTTAACTTTTATTTTTTTAGGTGTTACTGCCGCCATATCATAAACCCGTCGATAAAATAGCGCTTTCATTTCCAAGGTTAATCCAGCTATTCCCAATCGTTTGTAATCAGGTTTAAAGGTTATTTTTGTATATGGTTTTTTACTACATTTGGTAATTTTAGGCGTTTCTATGGTGTCCAAATTATTGAGAAATCGTTGTTCATATTTTAATTTGCGCATAGAATCTACGGTTTCTATAGTGCCCCATTCGGACCAAATAAAGACCAATTTAACGCCAAATCCATTTTTACCACCGACTATCTTTTTTTCAGTTTTACTATAATTGGTAGACGTTCGCAAATGCCCAAATATCATCTCCGGTATATACATTTTATGTTCGGGATGTTCTACCACATCAATACCCTTTCCATCATTTACAACACTAATAACACCCGAGTCGTCCATTGAAATATGAATATAGGTAACTGGAGTATCGGAAGACTGGCAACGAATCACGTGATCTCTGGCGTTAACAATACATTCGTCAAATAATTTGTATAATCCAGGAAGATAATCGTGACTGGTCAAATCGATTTTATCGTGATCCTTGTTTAACACCCAATCTTTATTTTGCACTACTTCCACGCTACCAATATACGTATCAGGATTGTCCAGCACGTGTTCTTTATCCGTTTTTTTCTGGTAGGTCTGTTCTAAGCTCATGGTCTTTAGACATATTTTAATTTCTTTATATGTTTTCAATTTATTCTTTTGAGATAGTATAATGTTGACAATGATTAATCGAAAAACGTGGAACAATAAAAAATGTTTAGTATGTCCTCAATACAATTATACGCCTATAAAAACAGCTTATGTTCAACCCACTACTAATTCAACTATACTACGGGCACAATACATTAAAATATATTCCAAATAAACTTTTTTCTTTTACTAGTATATAATGCGTAAACACATGAAACACGCTGATGGTCACTATCACATTAAAGGTCACAAATACAAAATGCTTATTGGTAGCAAGGCTCAAGTCTTTCACAAGACGGCCTACAAGACGGCGGGTGGTTTAACTAAATCCGGTGTCATGAGAAGTAAAAGTTCGCGTAAGTATGTGTCTAAAAAGGCATCCAAGCGTGCCAAGAGCGAAAATCGTCTAGCCAAAGCCGGATGGGGAACCATTCAAGGACAATTTGGTGCCGTACGATTAGATGATAAACGAAGGACGCAAAAAAAGCGTGGTCGCAAAAAAAGAAACTAGCTTAATTTTTAATATGTATAAAATATAATATAATATGAAAATACTATATTTTATGGTAGCACTAGGTATGGTAGTGTGTATCCTAACCTTAATACTATGCAATATGTCTTATTATGAATTATTTATAAGTACTAGTAAACTACACAAAATACGTAATTCAAAAAACCTAAATGATGTAACAGACCACATTCGTGGCGTCGATGACGCTGCCGAAGAAGGTGGTAAACACGTATTTAATTGGCCTAAAAAAAAAAAAAAAAATATAGTCACACCCACCCCACCTTGTTATATTATAGCGCAGATGGTACCATTAAACCGGTAAGACATGGTCATCGAAAAACGCCATATAGTCAAACTGAATATAATGGTTCCTCTGATAATAATTCAATCGTATTAAGTAGTAAAGTTAACAATGCAACGCTTGAAAAACGGAAAGGAAAAAAAAACAAAAAGAATAATATAGCGGTTAATTATCATTATTCCATGCCTTTACCCCTCGATGAAAGTAATAATATTATAGATATTACGGATGGTATAACCCATCTTTCTCCTGCCTTATGGAGTACGGTAGATGATAGCGAAGCTGAAGGATATTTATATCCCTACAATAGTAGTAATAATTTCATAAAAACCAGTATTGATGCAAATAATCCTTATGGAGAACAAGTTACCAATAAATTAAAATATGAAAATCCAACAGCTATAAAATATTTCAACGGAATTAAACACACGCATGAGCGTGGACACAAAGAAGGAACCGCCAAAGGAGCTTGGCATTTGGAAAAACGGGCTAAAAAAAGTGTAGATAAAAATGTCACAAAGGATATGTGTGTATATGAATCCGTTGATTCTACAAAATACACCGTGGTAAGAGACGGAAAAAAAGACCGAGATAATCTCATAAACAATGGTACCACAGAAAGAACCTTAACAACCGCGAGATCATTGGTTAATGATGATAATTGGTCTTATTGTACAAAAGATGATGAAAATAGTACTGATACTAGTTGCGTATGCTTACCCGGTAGTTGTAGTTATAATAGTTATGGTGGTGCTGGTGGACGACCTTTAAACGCTTGTATTTATCAAGGCACCTGTAGCGGAACCCCATCTGATGGTGGTGATTGCAGTAGTTATTCCGACACTGTGGGTACTACAGGTAACAAAGGGTCGTGTGAAGGAGCGGGGTGTACATGGAATTATACAAATGACGATTGTTCTACCTATGAAGATACGTATACGAATCAAGATACGTGTACGTCATATAACACTGGAAGTTACGAAACAGACCAAGGGGCGGCAGAAAATGCGTGTAGTTCTAATCCTTGGTGTTACTGGGGGAATTAAGGAGTTGATTAAGTGTTCTATAGATGTTTTTGTTTTGAATAAAATAAAGCATAACAATAAGTAATCCGCCCGTATAGGACATGTAATGGAAAAAGATGTGAGCACTGGTCCATATGGCATAATCTCTCATGGATTTGATTTCACTATTCATTGCATAATATTGCATATAGTAAAACCGACGTTTGACTAAGTAAGAAATAACACCAACGCATATAAAAAATATACCAATCACGTATAAAGGAATAGTTTCCTTCTTTAATATTAATTCTTGTTTTGTTTGTTTACTAGACGTATGTGTAAGATAAATAAAATATAGTACACATAACAATCCCATTATACATGCCAGTAAAGGTGCCGATACTTTTTCATCCATACTCCCAACCCATTTCCAGAATGTGTTGTCTGTAAACATATTTAAATGATATATGTTAGACATTATAAAGCCAATCACTACAATAATAAAATAAAGTCCCCATAAAAACTCATACCACTGTCTACGAGTAAACCCGAATTCTGTTTGCGTTTCTTTGCTATTCCAATGACGTATATTGTAAGCAATCAAAAACGTCATTACTATCACAGGTAGGGTTATAATATTCGTTAAATAGACATTTGCATTTAATATTTCAATTATAGAAATTTTCATTTTATAATACTACTCTATTTTTTTCATATAAAATTTCCATTTCTAAAGTAAAACTAAAATCCATATGGTTTAAATCTATTATGTCGCCAAATTTATCAATAACGCGTATTGATAATTTACGTAAATTTACAGGACCATTATATGTCCTGGTTTTGGTTAAACTACAACCATCATTTTCATCGATTACCATGGACAATTTGCCATTCATCATGGGGATTTTTCCTAAAATATTCTCATCCATAGAGGTATCTTCAAAACACACCACATTTTGGTCATTTCTACTATATTGGTAATCATTTAAACAAAAATAGACATATCTATCCCCGCCTCCATCATACATTCCTTCGGATTGAATTGCATCATCTATTTTAATATATCTTGCCAATCTAAATCCTAGTATCCATCCCAATGTATTCATAATATTATCATTGTCTTCTATTACAAAATGTAATGAAAACACAATAGGAGTTTCCTCGTTTACAATTTCTATAATGGTTTTATGATTATAAGGATTAATGGTTATTTTTAAGTTTTTTAATAAGGATTCATCATTTCGTTCACAAAAATAGGTAGTATTTAGATAATTCGTCAAGGATTCATTTGTATAATTTCCGTCTGGAATTACAATAATAAACACGTGGCATTTTTTATGTTGAGTTATTTCTATTTTAAACTGATTGTTTTTCTTTTTATGAGAAAACAAATACCAAGAATTAGGTATCTCAATGGATGCCAGACGCATGGCCATGACATTTTTAATTTCATAGGGCAAGGTATAGGTATAATTGCAAGGATTTGTCGTGTAATATTTCTCGCGAAATGTACTGTTTAAATGTATATTCATGGTGTTGGTAATTCGTTTGGCTGGATTGATGGTTCCGGCGACCACGTCATTTTGATGTACATTTACAAATTGCTTTGCTTGTTCGGTTACTATAGTTTTCTCTCGTTTTTCTTGTTCTGCTTTTGCGTCAGCGGTTAATTTAGAAAACTTATTAAACTGGGGCGTTTTTTCGATAACCAAATCGATCAACGCGCTCGTATCCTTATAATTATGATAATTGGGTATTTGTTTAATGGTATTTACAATGATAGTATCATCCGCAGTGTTAGGAAGATAATGATTTGTTATTTTTTTTTGATTGTCCCTAAATAAATAGACACATTCTAAAATAATCAACACCTTTTCATAAAAAACGACAATCTCTTCATCTACATCATCTTTACGCAATGTCATTGGGGTTTTTCTCGCTTCTAGTATATGATAATCTGTATAATCAAAAGGGCATGTATACAGCGCCAACATTTCTGTAAAATCATAATGGTCTATACATAAATCTTTATCACTCATATAGTTTAGATAGATGTAATATAAAATACTATCTACGGTATTTTATATTATGTATTTAAAGATCTTCGTCACAGAATTCTACGGCATATTTGAAACGAACCATTAAGTCCTTGGTGTTTACATTAGGATTCTTGAATATAACCGATACAACAAGAATGTGTTGAATACCATCATTGCAGACTCCCGAGTTCGTTACGGTGGCGCCCGCTAAATCTTGACCCAATTGTTGGCCCTTTTGAAGCAAGATACGCTTAATATCCGACCATTTTAACGAGCAAAGAACAACGCAACTTTCAATGTCTACAAGAGTATTGATGCGCGAGAGTTCCTTGGTAAGTTCAATCTTAGTGCAAAGATCAAAGCACTCGCGTTTTACGCCTAAATCTGCCTCGAGGTTCTCAAATACGGCCTCGGTTAAGTTAAAACTAATGTCACCGCCATTCATGGTACGGTCATCACCTAAAAAGGATATAAGGGAAGTGGCAGAGGCATCAAGAAGAGCGGCAGGATTTACGCCAAAGGTTTCGCCATCCGTGTAGTAAAAGATGGTACGGAATTCTTCAACCGTTAGCGCGCCAATGGTATCTAAGGTAATAACGTGCATATTGTCTTCAATTGCAACACCCGAGAGTGGTTGACCGATAGCAGCAACATCAATGGTTTGTGTGAAAGTAAAAAACTCTAATGGTTTGGTATCAAAATCGCCAAACAAGTAAGTATCAGTCGATGGCATCGTGGACGTCATTATACTATACTCAAAGAAAAAAATATAATAACTTTTTTTATTGAGATTTTAATTGCAGTTTATCTACTATTTCTTTGTATGTAATATTATCAATGGTCATATAAGAACGTATTTTTCCTAAAATATCTTGATCATATTCTTGCGATTCTGGTTTACCATAAATAGTATGATAAATCTCATATTCGGCGGCAATACGAATCATTGTTGTTTTATAAAGCATACGAGTACCTTCGCCTCCATCATTATAAACCATTTTCTCTAAATGATCTAATTCTTCGTGTTCATTATAAACGCGCTCTACAAAGGTTAATATATTTCTATAGAACTCTATTTCTGGATGTTTCTTAAATTGTTCTAAATCTTTTTTAAATATAGAAAGAATAAAGATGTTTTCATAAATTTCTACCCAATTTTTTTGTAAAATGGGTATAACTAACCGATTCATCATTCTAGTTTTCCATCTTTCAAATTGTATATCCACGGTCTGATGACCACCTCCCATTGTAAATGGTTTACCGGTTAAATTTAACGGATGTATTTCATTAGCTCCGCTTAATGTTAACATACTAATAGAATATATACTATGTTAACCTATTATTTTCCACAAGCACAACCCGTTTTATTATAATTTGGAATATGAAAATGTTGATAATGTTTCAATCCTTTTGTAAAATGCTGTTTTGGTGGTTCATGATGAATGGTCCAAGGATATTCACTTTTCACGGTCTTTTTATAATGATAATATTGATAAGGTAAATGTCTATCACAACTGTCTTTATCTTTGTCATAATGCACCACTGAACTAAAATGTCCGGGATAATCATGGTCACTACAAGAACCACTATCGTGCCGTTTCCCCGGACAACAATGCGGATGATAATGTTTTTTGGTATAATCGAAACGGTCACAACATCCTATCTTTTTTTTAATAAACGGTGGCAGTGGATATGTTGGTAGTAAGGATTTAAAGGGACGAGATTCTCTCATATAGTAATTACTAAGATTAGATTTATAACCTAGTAAATTATTATACACTTAATTCTATTTCTTCATATCGTCTTAATTTTTTATTGTATTTTGTTATTTTACGCGGTTGCTTTATATTGGGGTTTCGTTTTTGATGATATTGTTTTTTTGCAACCTCTTTTATTCTAGGAAAAATAGAAAAGGCATTGATGTTTTTTCTTACTAAAGCATTTCCACAGTTATCCTTGTTAGCTATAGAAGGGTGTCTTATCTGACTTATCTTTTTAAATTGACTAGGAAACAATTCTTCATAATAACAACAATTATCCTTTGTATTTGACGCACATTTACAATAAACATATTTCGCACACGGTTGTTTCTCGCCACATTCGTCTAGCTTAATTTTTGTTGGAAACGAAAAAGTATCCGAACTTGCTTTATTCGTATTGAAATGCCCATAAGGAAATAACCCTTCCAAACAATCATTTGTTTTCAATATTTTTTCACATTTATTACAATACTCTAACGTACAATCTCTGACATGCGCATACAACTCGTCATAACATAACTCACTTTCTAAACCATCTACTAGCGAAGATGGCACGTCCGCACAAGTAAAACAGTTTGGATTGTTTTTTAAATAACTTCTGGTTGCATTTATAAATTCTTGATAACTTTTAAAATACACTATTTCTAAATTACTATAATCTACGACTACTCCTTGATCCTCTTTATCGGGTGCTTTTTCTCTTAAATATTTCATCATTTCATTTCCTTTTTTTCTTTGATTTAAATCCGAAGAGGCAACAGTCGTACCATGATTAAATACACGAAATCTTCCCATTATACTAGATACTATCTTACTATATTAAATTTTATACCAACTATATACTTGAATTAATATCTAATGATACTATAGTCACCATGCATGCTATCTATGGTATTTTATATGTACTACTATTGTTTATATGTATTTATTATTTATGCGCCATACAATGCACTTACAATACAATCTACGAAGGACTTAGTAATGATACAAGTTATATTTTTGGTTATGGATCCTTAGTAAATACAAAGAGTCGCAATAGCACAAGTGTTACCCTTGCACAACCTGTTATTATACATAAAGAATTTTCTTATATACGTCACTACAATACTAGTCAACCAAAATTACCCCCTTTAGGGTTAGTAAAGATTACAGACTCCACAAAACAAATGCCTATCAATGGCGTACTGTTTAAAGTAAATGAGGACCAATTAAAACGTTTCGATAAACGGGAAGGGGATTATACTAGAATTCGTGTACCTACAAAGTATATTGACTCCTTTGATAAAACCATTGATTCTTCATTACCTATATATGCCTATATACCTAAACCCAAACCCTATTGTAATAACTGTACTAAACCTATCAACTACAACTATATACAGTTAGTTAGCGATGGGTTTAAAGAATATGGGGATGCATTTTATAAGTTATTTGTAAAAACCACCCAAAATCTACCCAAGGTCAACTAATTATCTTCCATAGCGATGGATTATCACTCGTAATATCTGCTAAACATACCTTGCCTTCAACCATTCCTTTTCCTTGATAGTCTTTACCTATATTAGTCGTATACTCTAACGATAAATGGGGATTGACGGAAAAATCACCCGTATACTTTTGGCTCATGGTTTCCATGAGTAAATACTTACTTGGATGCATGGTTACATAATATCCCCAGGCATCTAACAAGTCTTCTTTGTATTGCTTAGGAAACAATACTACTGGTCTATGTATCGCTATCTTTATTTTTGAATAACCGTTCCAGCATAATTCTTGATAAAAATGAAATGCTTTGTCATAGGTCATATTACACATAATAGTGACATGAGGTATATGTTTCACACTATGACCGATATCATCAGGGTTTAATACAATCCATACCCCATATTTGTACCCCATGGTTCTACGTATCATAACTATATATTTTTTTTTATACCTATTTAAATATTACTTACATACTATATTCATACTGATGAATGAAAGTCAAACCCCTTATCTTAAAATAGAATCCGTTCTAAGAGAACATACTCCCCAATCTCTGGAAATGGACACCAGTCAACCTATTACAAGTGAAACCGATACGTTTACCGGATCTAACACTATACCTAGGCAATGGTCTTCTTTGTGTGAATTTGATCTGGAATCGTGTTTTGTAAGTGTGTATGTACCTTGCCATGTCATGGGGAAAGTAGGTACGTATATTGGGATTGGTTATCCTACTTTATTTTTTTTTTATGGTCTATTCTTTTCTATATTTAACTACTGCTACTATGTATTTTCTTATGGTATTACTCCGGTTTGCTCCACCAATCATTACACCGATTGGTGCTTTTTAATCTATGATAAACATGCATGCATGCAAAGTTATACTACATTAAACGCCAATGTGTTGTGTAATTATAACCACGAATTTAACACTTGTTATGCTAGTGATAGTCCTTGTATTAGTGAACACGAATATACCGTAACCTGGAGTTCGTGGTGTTTTTTGGAAGTTATCACATTAAGCGCAATGACCGTAATCCATGTATGTGCTCGTCGCACGTTAAAACAAAAACAAAAGATACCACAAGATACTAAATGTAAGGATGTATTGTATGCCTTATATTGCGGTACTTGTTCATTGGCGCAACAATATAGGGCGTTAGATATGGAAGAAAATACTATAGTGGATCTATAAAATGGATTCTGTTATGTCGAATTATAATACAAGCGCAGTACTTTTGTTTACTATTCCAGTATGCTGGGGTATCTATGAAATACGAAAATTAAACAAACTATTGGAATCCTATAAAACTACGGTAGATGCATTAACACCTAAAGTAATTTCTACAACAACTATGATGGATAATATCACCAAAGAACAACTAGAAGAATATCCTTTTGTGGAAAAAATAAAACAATTGATCGAAAAATCCAATCGTATTTTACATTAATCTTATTCGGTTTTCTCTACCTTGACTTTTTCTTTTTTATCCTCTTCTACAGGTGTACCTGCTAATGTGGTTTCATCTGTAGCCGCCGCCGCTGCCGCCGATTTTGCGTATTCTGGAACAATGTTTTCACTCTCAAACAACTCCTTGCGAACATCTGCTTTAGCGGTTGGTGATCCTGGTTCTGCATCTACCACAGCATTACCAATATTATATAAATTATCATTTCCATCTATATTTTGAGTTAAACGATTTCCTGATTCCAATGCTTTCTTTTTATTGTCTTCTATTGCTGCTCGTTTAGCATCTTTTACCCGTTGTTCGAAATAATCTTTTGCTGCCGCATCATTTTCCTGCTTTTCATGAATCAACTTATTTAATTCTTCTTCTAGATGCTCCACCTTACCCGTCTTGTAAGCATCAGGATCCCAAGGCATCCAAGTACCAATAGGACCTACATAGATATCAAAATGAGGATCTACTTCACGTAACGACTTCGCTCTTGCTTCTGCTTCTGCTTGTGTAGAATAACTACCACGGATCTTAATACCACGAACCGATGTTTGAAATTGATGCGCTTCATTAAATACATTGGTTAGACGGTCTTCGTGTGCATCTAAATAGGTGTTGTATTCATCCGTAATATTCGTGGATTGTAAAACCTCCTTTTCTTCCTTTATAAAATCTTTAAAATCATTGTTTAGGGATGTTCCATCTAATTCATATTTATAAGCTACAAAATTAAGAAACTGATTGTATTTTTCCATGGACTTGTGAAAATCCCACGTTTTTAGAAATTCTTGAAATAAATAATGCTCCCGATCCTTTAGTATTTTTTCCGGTGATACAAAAGATATACAAGCAAACTTTTGATTCGCAATAGGTTTATCTTCCTCTAACATGTCAATATATTTAGGGTTTTTAGAACCATCGGCTAAGGTTTTTTGCTCATAACTATTTTTATCCGCCATTTTACATAAATTCACACAATTGTTTTAAGTTTTTTTTCTTCTAACATATTATAATGCTTCAATCCTTTGATTTTGGTGAACTTGTCAAACGCGCCGTAAAATACATCATAGAAGGTATTATGGTAGCGATTGCTGCTTACGTCATCCCAAAAAAATCGCTCAACGTTGATGAAATTGCTCTTATCTCGCTTTCCGCCGCGGCTATCTTCTCGATCCTCGACACCTACATCCCAAGTATGGGTGTTACCGCTCGATCCGGTGCCGGTTTCGGTATTGGTGCCAACCTCGTCAAATTCCCTGCCGGCGGATTTTAAATAAGTGAAATTATTGTAAATTACTAATTTATTTTCATATTATCAATATAGATAATATGAAGTGATATATAGCATTACCTTTTCAATTATGATTAAGAAACAGTATAACATATACGTTTTACTATAACTTTAGCACAGACTACATACACCAATAATGAAGCAAAAAATAAAATAAAATAATATTTATGATCCTATTCTATCATATATATACATTAACTATTTTATATTCTATATATATATATGGTTAATACACTAAAAAAACACTATAAACGGCGTGGTGGAAGTTCGTCATCAAGAAAAAGAACTAAAGCAGCCCGCATGTTTCAACATGCATACCGAAACTCTCAAAGACGTAGGGAATCGGCGTTTCAAAACAAATACTCATCTGCATTAAATAGAACAGCCAAAGCAAAAAAAATGGCGAAATGCATAAACATTATGATGGAAACATTTAAAACCGGTGCAGAATGGCAGGAATTTTTAGACGAAAAAGCATTGCGTGAAAACTAATATTTTTTGCCTTTTGTTATAGATATTTTAAGGATATATATGTAAGTAAAAATAATCAGCGGTCATTTAAACGGTCACGATAAATTCCCAATTGAGTTCAGTGTATATTTTTTTCCATTTTATATTATCCTATTACAGTATATAAAATGTCTTCTACCATCAAGACACCGCGCTATATACAAAGTCTAGATAAAACAACTTACATCCCCGCGCCACTACGCAAATTGTTAAATCCTAAAAACAACGCCTTACCCGACACGCATGAACTTTGTTTAGTCGGTCAGGAAGAAACCATGAACAACGATCTTGATGAAAAAAATTACACTGGACTACGATTTATCCATATAGAGAAAAATAAGAAAGCCTACAATCTTTTATCTACAAAATTGCAAAAAGCGGTTGATGTCATCAACGACATGATCAAGCGTGAAAATACGAGTTTTAACGTAAACGATTGTTGTGGTATTCACACCCTGGGTATGGTCCCTAAGAGCGAAATCACCGCACTTAAGCAATTAGGGTATGGTCTTCTTTCATGGCATGGATTATTTGTTTATGAACAAACAACAAGTACTACAACAAGTACTACAACAAGTACTACAACAAGTACTACAACAAGTACTACAACAAGTACTACAACATATAATACCCCTTATAATTTTAATACCATCAAAGATCAAACATTTACTCCTACTTTAACGACATTGTCTTCATTTGCAAATTTAGATAGGGTGTTAATATCCATTGACTCGGGAGCGTCCTATCTAAGTATAAATGATAGTTATAATTTAGTATTTGTTGATTCCAGCGAGCTAATTACCTACGGCGCATTATTAAAAGCTACATTCCATTTAGTAACCGAAACAAATTCAACGGACTCTTATTACAGATTGGATAGTGAAATGCATCCTATGTATTCGCTGGATATTATAGATGATACTCTTGTATTTAATAATGCATGGGATTTTAATAGAAGCGTTAGTACGGTTAATAGCAATTACACAGGTGGATATGTATTATTTGAAATAACATCTACATCATTAACCCCTTACAAAAGATACAAATATAATGTAGATTTAGATACTACTACAGACGACACTGCTTTTATTGAAGATACGACATTTAGTTCCGATTTATATTATGATAGTTCTGAGTGGACATTATCTAGTTCTACTTCTAGTTCTTTTACATTTTATGAATCTGATTTAGATTTAGAAATTCCAACTGACTTTAATCCTTTACAATCATCAAGAGTCTCTAATTATAGTGCTATATGGGAAAACTTTAGTACTGCTACTGCGCTAGATAAAAATATTTTATATGGTGGTACAAATTCATTATTATATAATAGTATAGCTTCTAAGTACCAACCACAAATAACGGCAATGGGTTATGATACAGGTACGAATAGTACTAGATATTATGCTGAAGAGATGTTGGGAGAAATATTTTCTACTGGTACTACTATTAGATATGAAAAAAGCTTATATACCTCTTTTAGAGATGCTATGCTACAAACTACACTCCAATCGTACGGTATAGTAAATGGTGAATTGGGACTAAATACGGTTCCTTATGTTTTTTTTACGAATGAATATGATGACAATGGTGACTATCACCCTTTTATGGTTATTGGGTCTTGGTCTATTAGCGACAAACCAAATAGATTAATAGATGTAACAACTCCTCCGGGTGAAGGGGGTGGCGTAGATTATGTGGATGGTAGTGTTACAAGAAGCACTATTCTAGCAACCTATTTAATGAAAATTCCAATGAGAGATTATGGTGAAATTACAGACGTGACCGATAATGATTTAACACCCACTTCTGGATATAATAATTTAAGAGATGATGCGTCTTCAAGTGACAATTATTCGGTATATAATTATGCAAGTATTTCAGCAGTCGGAGTTGCCATTGACGGTGTACCCATATATCCGTTATTAAACAACACATTAGGTGTTGCACAAGAAAAAGCCGAGATTACAAATACAGGAATTCATGTAGGACAAGGTCTCTCGTTACATTGGCACGCCGACGGTCACAGTGCAACCGGGAATGGTCTTAATTTATATAATTTACCGGATTATGTCGGCAATGATCATCCTCCATTAATCGGGTTTGGTTTAGATGGTATAGCATTATACGGCAAATATGACGCAAGTTATAGTTCAATGGATGGATATAATGACTACATGAACAATGGTTTAGATGTCTATGGTGGTCATAGTCATGGTGATTACGGTTATCATTATCACGCTCATACGGTAAATTCAAAACAAGAAGGCCTATCTGTAAATAGCTATACTTGTCATATTTTAATGAAAGGTGCATGGAAAGGTAACATTGATAATATACCAGATTTTTGGGATATGGACACTAAAGCACCAACATTAAGTGGTAGTAGCAATGATAGTATTTATGCCGGAGGTAATAGTACCACATAATCTCGTAGCAGCATGGTAAATTCCCTATTACTTGATGTCGCATCGCGCAATTATGCAATTGATCCTTTCTTTGTTCTAGTGCGCGGATTTACGTTATTTACTCAATAAACCGGTTAAACGGTCACGATAAATTCCCAATTAAGTTCATTGCATATTTTTTTCCATATTTCATCTTGTTCAATGCGTTTATCACGGTCTTTCAGCATGGGAAAGTAGGATAAGAAACTGGTTTCTCCCAGTAATTCGCATAGTTTATAGACGGTATAATAGTAATTCAAAAAGTTCACGCGATTATCGGGGCAAAATTTCGCATAAGGGCGTTGGATTTCCGTAAAAAGGTTGCATAATTTGTCTTCTAGTTCAGGGGACATGACGGGTGGTTTAATGCCCAATTTTTCTTTGATAAAAGGGATATGTTCATAATATTTGTTGTATCCTAATTTTTTCAATATTTCTTTTGCTTTTTTATTATCAATGTCTTTAATCTCTATGCGTTCTTTTTTAATCTGAGCCTTAATGTTTTGCATGACCTCCTTGGGTATTTGCGTGGTTTCTTTTGCTTGAAATTGCGCAATAATTTCACGAAAATGATTGATTCGTTTGTAAGCATAAAAACACACTTCTTTTGGGGGTTCTTTGTAGGAAGGTTTATCATAATCAATAAGATATTGTTTTTGCACCCCGCATTTGTTGCAAATAAGTAAGCCTTCGTGTTCTTGAGGTACCATTTCCCCTTGTTTGCAAGAATCACAAATGTCGTTTTGCACCACATAATTAGAAAGATTTAAAACGCCTTCATTGATATTCATAAGATATTTTTGCATATCTGTTTCAGATTGTTTGATATGTTTGTTTTCCGTTTTTTGTTCCATGGGTTTCTTAAAAAAGTTATTTAACAAAACTGTTTTGTTGGTACCTTCGGATATTGTTTTTTTTTCTTCAAAATAAGAAAAGATATATTTAGAATTTTCCAAATAATATTCTTGTATTTCCTTTTTCATTTTCTCTATTTGATATTTTATTTTAGCAATATTTTTTTGACATTTTTTAAACATGGGATCTGATTCTTGATAAGACAATTGCTCTTTCTTATAATAATTTATTTTTTCTTGTAATTCAGGGATTTTTACGGTTTCATACTGCTCAAACTTTTGCATAAATTCATTGTGTTTAATATCTAAAGTTATATTCCGTTGCGTATCCGTTGTAATTTCTTTATTTGTTTTAGGTTTAAAAGAAGGCATATATATAAAATTAACGATATTTTTTCATATTGTTTTCTATGTTATTGTATTATGAATAACAGCATAGATATTCAATCTATATCCCAAATACAATTACATAAATTACTATTTATATCTAATGCTTTAAATGAAGGTTGGACCGTAAATAAAAAACAAGATAAATATATTTTTAAGAAAAATCATGATAATAAAAAAGAGGTTTTTTTAGATAATTATCTAGAAAAATTTATTTACAATAACATTTCAACTATAACGATAAATGATGTATAATATATATCTTTCCATTATTTATCGTTATTTTTTTTTTAAATTATAAATTCAAAAATTATTTTCTTTAGCAATATTATAATGAGTGGAGGACTTTTACAACTCGTAGCTTATGGTGCTCAAGATGTATACCTTACTGGAAATCCCCAAATTACTTTCTGGAAAGTTACCTACAGACGTCACACTAACTTCGCGATGGAGTCGATCGAGCAAACCTTCAACGGTCAAGCCGATTTCGGTCGTCGCGTAACCTGTACCGTTTCGCGTAATGGTGATCTTGCCTACAGAACCTACCTCCAAGTAACTCTTCCTGAAATCAACCAATCGATGGCGAACGCGACCGTAACTGCTGATGACGCGGTATACGCTCGGTGGCTCGATTTCCCTGGCCATCAACTTATCTCGCAAGTTGAGGTTGAAATCGGTGGTCAACGCATTGACCGCCAATACGGTGACTGGATGCACATCTGGATGCAACTCACCCTTACCTCGGAGCAACAACGTGGTTACTTCAAGATGATTGGTAACACCACCCAACTTACCTTCATCACCGATCCTTCGTTCTCGGACATTGATGGTCCTTGTGAGTCGGCTGCTCCTCGTCAAGTATGCGCTCCTCGCAATGCTCTTCCTGAGACCACCCTTTACATTCCTCTTCAATTCTGGTTCTGCCGCAACCCTGGTCTTGCCCTTCCTCTTATTGCCCTTCAATACCACGAGGTCCGTTTCAACATTGACCTTCGCCCCATTGAGGAGTGCCTCTGGGCGGTCAGTTCCCTCAGTGAATGCCCCGGTGGCGCTAAAGTTTCGACCGCCTACCAACAATCGCTTGTTGCCGCTTCGCTCTACATTGACTACATCTTCCTTGACACCGATGAGCGCCGCCGCATGGCCCAAAACCCCCACGAGTACCTTATTGAGCAACTTCAATTCACTGGCGACGAGTCGGTTGGTTCCTCGTCCAACAAGATCAAGCTTTCGTTCAACCACCCGTGCAAGGAACTTATCTGGGTTGTACAACCTGACGAGAACGTAGACTACTGTGCTTCGTGGGAGTGTGGCAGCAGTCTTTACGGTCTTCTCGGTGCTCAACCTTTCAACTACACCGATGCGCTCGACGTCCTTCCTAACGCCATGCACGCCTTCGGTGGTATGGACTCGCTTGCTGCTGACTCCACCGCTTTCATTGATGCGTCGGGCATGTTCAACGATGCCGGTGCCACTGATGTAACTAATTCGGTTGCTAGCCAATGGGCGGGTGATGGCAGCGACACCGGCAAAAAGTACGGTCTCTCCAACTTCGCTGGTAGCCAAACCGGACCAACCACCAATTTTGATGGCGTCAACACCGCTACCGGAACAAACCCCACCTCGTCTGTTTCGGATGCGGGTTCGTTTGTTCTCACCGAGACCTCGCTCGACATGCACTGCTGGGGCGAGAACCCTGTAGTCACCGCCAAGCTTCAACTTAACGGCAACGACCGCTTCTCGGAGCGTGAGGGCACCTACTTCGATCTTGTTCAACCTTGGCAACACCACACCCGTGCTCCTGACACTGGTATCAATCTTTACTCGTTTGCTCTCCGCCCAGAGGAGCACCAACCTTCGGGTTCGTGCAATTTCTCGCGCATTGACAACGCGACCTTCCAACTCATTCTTTCGAGTGCCACCGTCCAAGGCACCCGAACTGCCAAGGTCCGTGTCTACGCCGTCAACTACAACGTACTCCGTATCATGAGTGGTATGGGTGGTATGGCGTACTCTAACTAAATACATAATCGTTTTTGTGAAATAAATTATAAATATATTTCACAAGATAATCTTCTTTTGCATATATAAATGAACTCTATATTAGATGGAATATCTCATTTCCTTGGGATATGTGTAGGCATAATTATTATTTTAATTATCATAGGAATTATTCTACATAAAAGTCCTAATCCTAATCCTAATCCAAAACCACCTAAAAAGAAGTCTCATTATCATATGGTCTATAAAAACGGTAGTCAAACCGGTAGTCAAACCGGTAGTCAAACCGGTAGTCAAACCGGTAGTCAAACCGGTAGTCAAACGACCAATCAAACTATCTACCAAACTAGCAATGAAACAACCAATCGAAATAGCTCACGAAATAGCACACGAAATAGCTCACGAATAAACAATCGAAATGTATATAATAATAAATCAGGAAATGAAACAAATATAGAGGGGTATGATTTTATGGATGATTTATTTACGTTATATTAAAGTAAAATATTTCTATAGAATTTTTTCTAATAATATAATATAATGGATTCCAGTGCTTTACCTAAATCGTCTTGGCGATTTAAAATGGAGCATGGTGAAAAAGTAGATGCCGGTATTACTTTCCAAGGCGGACAAGGTTATGGAGGAGTAAATGACGCATTCGCATATAAACGTACTCAAACAACAGGCGGTAATAAATTAACTAGAGTAAAACAACGCTCTCTTATTGGTTCATCGAATATAGGTGCTCTTACTAAGTTAAGAGCCGCTGGTAATCTATATGAGTAAAACCATTTAAATATATTATATCCTAATAGTCTATAATGCAAATTTTTGTGAAAACACTTACCGGAAAAACAATTACTTTAGACGTTGAACCTAGCGATACTATTGAAAACGTAAAGCAAAAGATTCAAGACAAAGAAGGCATTCCACCTGACCAACAGCGTCTTATTTTCGCGGGAAAACAACTTGAAGACGGACGCACCCTAAGCGATTACAACATTCAAAAAGAATCTACGCTCCACTTGGTACTTCGTCTACGCGGTTAAACGTTCTATTATACTATAACACATCTATCTTATAGTATAATCTTACCGACGACGTCTTGTTGATCTTTTACGACGATGCTTATGTCGCCGTTTTGCTGTTTTTTTCCCGCCCAAACTAGTGCTGCTGCTCTGCTTGCTGCTGCTCTGCTTGCTGCTGCTCTGCTTGCTGCTGCTCTGCTTGCTGCTGCTCTGCTTGCTGCTGCTGCTGCTACTCTGCTTGCTGCTGGGACGGCCTTCCTTTATTGTACACGTGAACTTCCTAAATGGTGTAAAATAGGTTAATGATGGATTATCTACAGTTATTGTATACAAGTGTTCATTATTTGAACACTCTATTAGATTCTTTAAAAATTCTTTAGGAATAGGTAATTTACGATGTAATCTACCGATAGCGTTATTCTTATCTTCTAATAACATAATATCATATAAGTGTTTCTTTCTAATCTTTATGCTTCCGTACCAACTGATATCGATTACGTCTTTTAACCCCGCTCCATCTAACTCAAGTGCTTTACATAATACACGATGTAATTTAGGAGTCATTTTTCCATTTCTAGGCCAATACTCCTGTACATGCTTCAAATTATTAAAAAACCAATTATTTGTTGATATATATGTTTGAAACTTACTATTAATCCTATGACTATTTAAAATAGCATCTATCTCTTTCTCTAGTTCCTCTCTTAATTTAGTAGGAATAATTTTTTTAGGCATTAACTATATATATATATATATATATATATAAATTATGCTAGCGTTGCGTTTAACGCAAACGGCAAAAAACTAATTGCGCCATTTTGTATTTCTAACAATGAATTGAATATAGGTTGGTCTAAATAATGAGGATTTATGCCTAATAATAAGGATGAATATATCAATGCCACCATACTAATCATATTAGAAGTTTCTTCACCTACCACAACCGGTATCGTTTGTATGCCATTTTCACGATCTTCCAAGATATCTTTATTGTCGACAATGTTACTCGCCGCGAATAAAGTCAACGTACAAGGTAAGTAATCCTGTGGGGAATAAAGAATATCGTAATTGTGTTCATACATGACACATGGTAGTACTATTGCCGCCGCGGTCCACATAATCGCGATATACAATGGTTTAAATACGCCTATATACTTTTTCATATCACCATAATACTGTGTGGATTCTAACAATAGTAAAAAGGGAATGTTCATTTCAGCGTGTTCAGACAGTAAAAACAAACTTACTACACCCATCTCGGCTAAAAACAAACTTACTATCATGATCCGTTTATGACTATTAATGTAATCATATAAATCTTTTTTAGGCGTTGAATACGGTTGTATCGCATACGCTAAAGCATCTTGATAACGATCCGTGCCATAAACATAATATCCGATCAAAAATTCCAATAACACCGATTTTGCGGTGACAATGTTCTCGCCATAATGCAAGGTTGTATAGGCATTTTCAAATATGGTCAAAGGAACACCGATGTCTAAACCAGGGAAAGGATTCATCATCATGGAAGTAGCGAGACCCTTTTTATTAACAATAGATTGTCTCGTTAAAGTCAATGCCTTTGATTTTAACGGACTTATAAACATTTTGTATATAGTTTATATGTTTTTTAATTTATATCAATGTACGCTTACAATGAATAATCCACAATATTATAATACGTTTGTAACAATTGCGAACCCATGTCATCACCGTGCTGTGCTAATTTAATACTAAATAATATAATCGCTTTTTGCGTATCGTGATCCAACACGGGATTATTCAATATATCATTGATAAATATATTATTGGCGTGCAATATGTTATGCCCAATGTTGTCTACATGAGGTAGCGCTGCCGATATAGATTTTACCACATTATTTCCTACATTTACCTTAATATCATGTTGAATTTCCTTTAATCCTTCGTAGGGTTTGCTTTGTTCAATTAGCGAGAAAGCGTTTGGTTCAAACCATTGTTTATATTTTCCCAAAGCATCATATTTAGTGTAAATCATATGATTCATTTTATAAAAATCAGGCGATAGAATAGACTGGGCGGTTGACAACAAGGATAAACACCACATCCATACAACAAATCGATTCATCTATATTACTACTATAATTTATTTTTAGATTAAATAACTTAAACATTCCCTATTATTATTATTGTATAATAAATGAAAAACTCATTTATACTATTATCTACAATTGTTACGGTAATCCAAGGATATTCCATACCAACTAGCGGTAGCGTACGTAAAGTTACCGATAAGTATTTTAAAATTTATGAACCGCCCATAACCGAAGAGCGTTTTTTCTCGCCAAATCAACAACAATGTTTATTTTACACGGGAGGTGGTTCCGAGATCCCCTGTGAAATATACAGTTCCTTTTTAACCAAATTGTCGGAAAAAAATTTAACCGTTAATGTAGTCAACAAAGAATTGAAAAAATCCCATATCTTATTACAATCCATTACTCACAACAAACCTACGACCATTATAGCGCACTCGTCTGGTGCAATAGAAGCCTTGGACGCCTGTAATTATTTGGACAATATTAAAAAGATTATTTTATTGGATCCCGTGGATAGTCGTTTTTTTTTCAATAACGGTGAACACGAAAAAGTCATTGAACCCAGGTATCCCGTAAATGATATTTTGTTTTTAAATGCTAGAAAATCCTATCAATGGCGATGGTTGCCGCCGAAAATACCGTTCATCCCGTTTTTTGGACTGCATTCTAATCAAGTAAGAATGGAAAATAAACAATGTGTAATTGCAAAAGAGTTTGGTCACAGTGATATATTGGATTATCCGTGGGGAAATATTATGCACCAAACCTTTAGCGAAGGGTTAAACAACCGTGATGAATCTAAAATAGAAGACTATCACGAATGGTTAAGTACCATTATAGCGGAATATATTAATGGCAATGAAATCGTTGATATTAAAACAATTGATTATGAATTAAGAGAAAGATAATATACTATTATTATAGTATGTTAAACATTACATGGTTATCAGTGATCGCCTTTGCTTGTATGATCGTAAATCATGCGTTTATACCTATAAAACCCACGGTAAAAGTCAATATTCGTGACAAGCGTCAGTTTAACAACACAAAGTATATCACGATTACGCCCGGAGGGATAGCTGGGTTTTATTCCCTTGGTGTTTGCAACTTTATCAAAGAAGAATACGATATCTCCGACTATTCTTTTCTAGGAGCATCCGCCGGTGCGTGGAACGCCATGGTTTGTAGTTATAAAGGCAATACCCACCAGTTTATTAAATGTCTATTTGAAGATTCATTGATTACCGATACTCATACGGTAGATGAACTACAGTACAATCTTAAACAACATATTTTGGCACGATACGACCTCGAGGATTTTGATGTGAATCGTTTGCATATAACTATTTGTGAAGTCACACCATTTTGCATAAAGTCCAATGTCATAAACTCTTTTAATAACCTAGATACACTATTAGACTGCTGCATAGTTAGTTCACACATACCTTACATTACATCTGGAAGTCTTATTAAAGTATATGATAATAAAATCACATTTGATGGAGGTTTATTGTCTTTCCCTCCCAAAGATAGATATCATCATATGATTGTGTCACCCAACATGTATGATCCTGATATGTTGGGCAACATGATTGTGACATTGTTTAAACGCAATATAACAAAAGATTCTTTGTATGATTTATTTATTCAAGGATATACGGATGCTTCCTTACATAAAGAGGATTTAGATGAAATCTTTTTACCTGAAAATAATTATATTAACATAGAGGACAATGAATTTGACATTATTCCATGGTAATGTTGCTATTTAAATTCCAGGTAGCCCACGCTAATTTATACCTTAAATCTTGTTCATACAAATATTCCAAATTTATCGTTGTGCAATTATTACGTTCGTTTTGATCAATTAAAGCCAGTCTTAATTCATTGCTATCAATTTGCTCTTGATCCCAAAAAGGAGATTGTACCAAATGTTTTATGATAAATTCTTGGGTTTTTGGTGCAATTTGCACTACTATAATAAATAAGGCTTCGTTGCGACCATACATGCCTTTTGGCATCCACGCCAAAAACATGCATGCCTTTTCTTTACCATCCTTATTATAACTTTCCTGAATGTAAGACTCTAATTTATTAATACTAGTAACTATATGCAACTCGTCATAATTATAGATTCCCGTTTTTGTAAACTCTTTATTGATTAATTTTTCACTTTCACGATTAAACAAATCGGCTACGATATTCTGCAACCAATTACGAGTTATTAACGAGGCTTGTCCTGGTTTTATTACCTTTAAATCACTTGATCTATCCTCTGTATTAGCAGTGTATTTATAGGGTTTACCACTCGGTAAACGCTTTGGCATTAACGCTACATGCAAAGAGGGAATACCTAACAACACGGATAAAATAAGTAAGGTACGCATTAGATTATACTATACAACAAGTATTTATATTATAATCTATACATCTATCTCGCGATATTGTTTGTTTAATTTAAATAAATTTTCCCAAACACTTCCTACAAAATCAATTTGATTTTGAAAATAAAAAATAGATTCAGGTTTAGCAAACGTAATATTTAAGTACGTAAAATTCAAAGAAATGATCTTTGGTATTTTTAATACCGCATTTGTTAACGTAGAATCATAGTATAATTTATCGTATATACCATTTGCATAGTAGATGATATCACTATAATAGGATAAGTCATCTGCAGGATAAAAACGAGCGTCTTTTGTGCCCAATAAAATAGTACTATTTAAATAAATATTCTCTACTTTTCCTACTATACTACCATTGTCATAATAGATAGGTACCGCATCTTTAAATACATTTACCGGATCCATGGATAAAGCATTCGACATGTAATCCATGATTAAGGTACCTTTTCGTGATCCATCCGTCACATAGGTGTTAATCTCAAATCTCGTCATTCCTGCATCATTTAAAAACAATGGACTCGTACAATTATAGATATTTAAACTGAGATAGTATTCCGGTTTATCATATCCCGCTATTCGGATCGGTTCCATAATAAAATAAGGGTTTCTAGCTTGTACATAAGTGTTTACTACTTCATATTGCGTTTGCGTTAAACGGTAATTTATATACAAACTTTCGGGGTTTACCGTGAATGGGGCATGAAAATGAACATTAGACAAGGGATTATAAGTTATTAAAGGCATACCCGTCATAAACCCGCGATATATGATTTTTAAAATTCTCATTATACTAACTCTAAGTGTTATATTTATACCTATTTAAACACAATGTAATATAGTATTGTATATGTTGCGTAGCATCACTTTATTGTTTTTGTGTCACACTTCCTTAGGGTTTCAGTTTAGTCGTACGCGATCCATGCATATGAGCATTGATAAATCCCCGGCGGAAATCATCAAAATCGTGGGCACTGGCGGTGATCCCATTGGTAAACCTTGGAGTTATTATGATTTCACCAAACATCTAGGGGCAAAAGACATTGATGGGGTAAGTATCATTACGAATAATGATAAAGTCTCGGGATTGTTTGCCATTGACAATAGTCACAAAACGATGGATGTGATGGCTAGTAATGTCCATGCCGTTAAAACGATTCCTGATTTAACGAATACGATTATACAAAATCTAGATGCAAGTAAGATTCCTTTTGATATTTTTGATACCACCCAAACTAGTATTGGGGATATCATTCCTTGGCCTCTTCAAATTGTAGGATACTATTTTATTGGTTCTATTCTTCTTACCCTTATTTTTCAATTGCGAATGAACAACATGGGTCCAGGTAGTATGAATAACAATCAGAATTTTATGAATCCTCTACAAATGCTCTCTAATAACAACAATAATCAAGTAGATACTACTTTGGTAAATGTTACTTTTGCGGATGTCGCTGGTTGCGATGAAGCCAAAGAAGAACTTACGGAAGTGGTGGAGTTTCTTAAAAATCCACTTAAATTTGCTGCTGCCGGTGCTACTATCCCAAAAGGGGTTCTTCTTGAAGGACCACCTGGTACGGGTAAAACGCTTTTAGCTAGAGCCGTTGCCGGTGAAGCCGGGGTGCCCTTTTTTTCCGCCAGTGGATCCCAGTTTATTGAAATGTTTGTAGGCGTTGGAGCATCCCGAGTACGCGAATTGTTTCAAAATGCGGAAAAGCAAACTCCATGTGTGATTTTTATTGATGAAATTGATGCCGTTGGACGTCAAAGGGGCGCCGGTCTAGCGGGTGGCAATGATGAACGAGAGCAAACGCTTAATCAAATTCTTACAAACATGGACGGATTTACCAAAAGTACAGGAATTATTGTACTTGGGGCAACCAATCGTGCGGATATCCTAGATAATGCTCTTACGCGTCCCGGACGATTTGACCGAAAGGTCATGGTTGGACTACCAGATGCCGCTGGGCGTAGGGAAATTATGAATGTCCATTTTAAAAACAAACAAGTAAACAATCAAACTGATCTAGATGATTTAAACGCATTAACTAGCGGATTTTCCGGAGCCGATATTGCTAATCTAGCAAACGAAGCCGCCATTCTTAGTGTAAGATACAATGAAACGGATATCACAAAAGATTGTCTTTATGACGCTTATGAAAAAATGACTATTGGACTACCTAAAAAATACGAAACTAGAAATGATAAGATTTTGAATATGGTTGCTTATCATGAAACAGGTCATACCGTTACCGCCTTATTGTTTAATGACATGTTCAACCTACAAAAGGTTACGATTAATTCCAATAAAAATGGGGCAGGTGGTTATACCTTGTTTACACCAAAAGATACATACAGTGAATATCCAACCAAGAAATTTTTGCTGGCTAACATGATTATCGCCATGGGCGGTAGAGCGGCAGAAGTAGTATTGTATAATACTACAAGTGTCACTACAAACCGATATGTACCTGATGCCGTATTTCCAGATATTAGTCAATTGGATATCACTACCGGTGCATCCAACGATTTAAAACAAGCCAACACTATTGCAAGACAATACATTAGTTTGTTTGGATTGGGACGTAATATAGGATTATATGATTCAACAAGTAACGAGCAACCTTTTTTAGGAAGAAATATAGCAACGAATAGTGATAAACTAAGTGATTATAGTAAAGAACTAATTGATAAAGAAATTGCGGATATGGTACATTTTGCTTACGACACTGCTATTAAAATTATTGAAAAAAATAACGACTCCTTTCATAAAATAGCAAAACAATTGTTAACCGATAAAACGATCAATGGAAATGTGCTTAGTAGCATTCCTATATTTTATTATTCTTAGAATTTTATATTATCTATATATATCAATGATATTAAACATAAATGATATAAAATGGTGTAATTTATTAAATATAAATCAAGTATACGGTGATTTTCCGGTTAATTTATCTACTTTTATACATCAATATGACAATCCCGCTTTTAAAGATAATGAAAAATATCATTTTGTATACGATAAACTTTTCATTATGAAATCACAAGATGTTCCTAGCGGAGAACTAAATAGGAAACATGTAGATGAAATCAATACGGATTATCCTATATTTATTAAACCTCGTTGGGGACATACTAGCGCTGGAAGTAAAGATTGTTATAAAATTAAAGACATTGATCAGTTAAGTCGTTATGTAGATAAACCCAATATGATGTGGTCTAGTTTTATTAATGCAAATGAATCCATGACTGATTTCGTTATGCAAGACGGAAAGATTTTATATCAATTAACCTATGAGTATTCGCCCAAACAAAACGAGTTCGCTGATGATTGGAAATATATTAGTCCTCAAACGCAAGCTCCTAAAAAAATAGTGGAATGGGTACACAAACATTTACCTGATTATACCGGACCATTAAATATACAATACCGTGATGATATTATAATAGAAGTGTCTTTACGTTTTGCTAGACGAGCCACGTATCTTAAAAGTACGGGAAATACTGAATTAATAGAAAATATTAATAACACAATTGGAAATCCTCTTCATCGTGAATGGAATTATAGTTCAGATACATCCTTTAGACCCTATTATAGTTTTAAATGCTGGTCGCCTATGAACTTATTTTATATTCTGCCAAATAAAGTCATGGAACTTATTACACAATGTACAGGTTGTAAAAAATTCTTTGAATATTACTTTGAACCTACCGGAAAAAATGGAACCGTGTTTTTTCAGTTCCAACACCATAATTTTAAAGCTGGTATGAAAATCAAACACTTTATTGAATCCTTAACCATATTATGCAATATGTTTTTTATTATCATGTTTTTTATTTGTATGTTTGCTATTCATCAACCAAAAACAAATAGTTTAGGTTATCATATGCTGGGTCTTTTATTGATCCTTTATTTAACATTGTTTCTGAATTCATATCATCATTTTAGCAAAATATTCCGGATTGTGTAATGAATATTTTTTGTGACATATATATATATAACTATATGCCACAAACTAGAAAAGCAAGAAAACATTCTGGTGGAAAAAAAAAAACACCGGATCATATACGTTATGATACATATTTAAAAACATTACACGCACAGGAAAAAAAATTAGAGAAAATATGTATTATTTTATGGACACACACTTGGCATAAGTTTCCGGGAATATGGATAGACTTCGTCACAAAAGAAAAATTAGAAGAAATTGAATGGGATGAGGATGTGATCAATAAGCATTCTGAAAAATGTGTTAAATTTTCTAAATATGGTGAAACGCTTTTAGGTATATTACTAATAAGGTTTCCTCAAATTAAAGATAACCCTGATAAATTTATAGTTTGGCGTAAAATATATGGTGACCCTGCTATGAAATGCACACAATATTTAGAACAGTTAAGAACAATCATCCAACTGTATAGAATAGATAAAAGAAAAACGAAAAGACACAAAAACTCTACTGTATTCCAAATCCGCGCCGATCACCTTAAAACTCTTGTAACTGAATATAATGGTTGGATTACCCGAATCGATAGATATGTGAAAAAGATTGATGAGGACTTTCAGGATAATCTGAAAGCACATTTTCTATTTGATGATTTATTAACACAAGAAAATTCTAGAAAATACCATGATTCGAACAGTCAAGCAAAAAGTCTATCTAGTTTATCACCACCCGACGGGGTAAATTTACGGGACTCTGATGACCCATTTGAACTACAAATAACCAATACTCATGTGTCTCCTACTGCTCCGCGTTGGGATTTCAGCGATTCTATAACGGTTCCGAAACAAAAAAATGTTTTTGACTTAACTGTACCTGATCAATCTTTTGGCTTAAATAATGATAAGAAACCACCACCTGGTCATACTGGCAGTGGTGGTGCTGATCAAGATCATCAAAGACCAAGACCAACACCTACATTTCCGAAGAGCCGTACGCCATCTAATTTACCAAAATTAGGAATTGGTTATCATCATTAAACAACTCATAACCCTATCGCATCACACCTCCACAAACAAACGATTCATATGATACACCTCCCTTTTATCCTCCTCCTCTTTAAATAACTTTTTCAACATTTCATTGTTACGGAATCGCAAGGAATACGTATGCTGAAACGCGCCACGACCCACACGACCCATGGCCTGAATGATCTTTTCTTGCGTTGCCCCCTCCAAGTCCTTCCCCAAATAAGCATGACAAAACTGATAGTTGGTTCCGTAAATATAATCCGATGATGCTATGATCATAAACAAACACTGCTTATCCGCCAACTCTTTCATGATATCCACATATTCCTGCGATTCGTGCTTGCAAAACACGCCAATACCCATCATCAATAATACTTTCCACATATCTTTTACACCATCAATCATCATAATCTTTTCTACGATCCTAGTTTCTATTATAGGAATGTGTAAATCCTTGTACTCTTTCGCAGCGGATTGCGTGGTCCATTTACCAAAATGCTCCCGCGTATTTGGCACATACAGCGGATCCAACTCTATGGATTTTAACGTTTTACGCATTTTTTCCAACTCACGCATCTTTTCGCGCAATAAAGGATCTACACGTTCTGCTATCATTTTTTTCTCTTTATCCTCGTCCTTTTTTAATCCATCCTCTATATCCTTCTCCATCTGTCGTATCTTATCCAACAACTCATTGTTGTAATATATGCTACCCATCAACTCCTGAATCACACGCGAAGGCAACTGTATGGACTGCAAACAATATTTTGTTATTTTATCGATCTCGTCCGTCAAGTAAATCGTTGGACCATGCGTCAAAGTATGCGCATCCTCCGTTACCATACGTATCGTACTCGTATACATGGAGGATCGTTCCTCTAACCAATCAGCTCTATACCTTTCCCATTTGGCAGCAGGTATGTGTTCCAGCAACTCCAAATAATAGGTTTTTATCGCTTCTACGCTTACATCTGCTATATTCGCGAAATACTGTTCCAAGGTATATCTTAAAGGTATATCTGGACCCGCATTTACATGACGAATCACCTTTAGTATTTCCGTTACATCCAAATACCGATACATGGTAGGTTTACTCTTACAATACTGTATACTGGTCAACAAGTCTTCGTAGTTTTCATACATGAAATGCGGCATTTCAACCTTATTGTCTTTGTTTAAAATCGGTATGGTACGACGACAATCACTACTTACTATATTTACTACTTCTCCCGTAGGATACTTTGTTTTATAATTCGCTACCACCTCGTAAATATCTTGAGCACTAGGTAATGTAGCAGACGATAGTACTATGTTTGGTATTATATTTTCATTCCAAACTGTTTGTATAATACCATGCAACGGATGGTCTTCGTAATCCAACGATATCGTAGGTTCGTCCCAATACATGACTAGATCGGTTGGATCGTTAAACGCTAGCATATAACACATGGCGCTTACATACGATTTTATATCACAAATCATTATCTCTACTAATTCACCCTTGCTATTATCTACTTTACGAATACCTCCCGTACGACGATCACGGACACACTCTTTTACCGCAAAGTAATGCAACCGAATATCTTCTGGCGTTTCACAACCAAAGGCAAAAGCAATCTTTTTTTCTGCCGATATGGCACTTTTCGCCAAAGCTAGTCCTACATGCCGAGCCGCACACACAAAGATAACACGCCGACCTTCCGACAACCCAAGAGGCGATAGCGTTTTTCCTGTACCGGTTGGTGCGGTATACAACACTAACTTGGGTATGTGTTTTTGTTGCACGGATAATGCTTGGAACAACTGTTTTTGATGTGTATACAATTTACGAGGTTCATTTTCATAGACAAAGGGATTTTGTTCTATTATCGGTATTACACCATATACCAAAGACACAATATCTTGAGGGGTGATGGGTTGCGATTCTAGTATAAATCTAGCATAATGTTCTACATAACTATTTTTTGTACGTAACGGGAGCGATAGTAAATGTTGTAATGAATAATAATATCTTATTTTTTTCTCTTGTTTACTCTCTCCCAATACTTTATGCACTAGTTTTACAACCAAATATTCATAGCAATCCTTATCCACGTTTTGTTTGAAATTCTCTACTCGTATTTGATCCTTTTTCTTGATTTTGGTTTTACAAGGCGTAAACTTATAGGTAATATCATATTTTTTTATATCTTTTTGTATCGATGCTTCTAGAAAAGTTTGAAGCAACACATAATCCATTTCTGGTGACATTTCCGTTTTAAGGATATCATACAACGTTTTACACGTTGCATAACTAATGTTTACATCGTGAAAACCTTGTATGATCAAACGTAAAATTTCTTTTTCACGCATAGAAACCGGGATTTCTATGCCATTCCATTCTGTACGTGAAAGTTTGGTTTGCGTCAAGTCCATTGGTAAGTTACTCTTACGCTATCTTTATTATTTTATTTCAATTTACAACATAAAATGAAATGAAACTGTGATATTTTATTCTATAACTATCTACATAGACCATGACCACGGAAAACTATTTATTTCCTATTATATGTGGTGGGGAAGAAAATGCTCGTCTCGCCAGATTACGCCATGAAAATGTATTTTATTTCTATCTTCGTTTTCCTCCTCCTCCCCCACTTCCTCGCTCCCAAGCCG